ACACAATACCTCATAAAAGTGGAGCTGAAAAAGGTGAGCATGGTGGTGCAGCATATAGAACTACTGCAGATGCTACTAAAGGCGCCCACACATTAAAAAAAGAATTTCCAGGCAGAAAATATAGCGTGTATAAATTAAAAGGTGACTTTGATAAAGATACTTATCACAGTAAAAAAACTGGTATGAATCATCTAAAAAGAGATACTGAAATTACTGGTAAGGCAATACATAACGTAACAGAGAGTAAAAATGAAAAGCTTTAAGAAACACTTAAATGAAGCCGTAGATAGACCACCTAAATGGAAAAAAGATACCAGCGATGGCGAAGGCGGTGCTCAGATTATTGAATTCCCAAAGACTAAAGTTAAGTACAGAGTTTCAAAGTTCCTTGATGATGGTGACCGTCATAAAGGTGAATGGAATTTAGAAGCTTGGGATCCTCGCCGTAGAGAGTTCATATGGGCTGACACACTCAGTCCAAAGGCATGGGTAAAAGAACTTTGCATATACAGAGGTCAGTTTAAACATGATCGTAACGGTGAACCAGATAAAAAACAACAAGTAGCAGATTACAGTAAAACATTTAAATTCCGTGGACATCACTAATGAAAAATTTTAAAGAATTCGTATCAGAAGAAAAAGATTCACGTTTACAGCGTGCAGGAGTAAAAGGGTTCAATAAAGCTAAAGGTACACCTTCGCACCCTACCAAAAGTCATATTGTTGTTGCTAAAGACGGCGATAAAATTAAAACAATTCGTTTTGGCGAGCAAGGCGCTTCTACTGCGGGCGATCCTAAAAAAGGTGAGTCTGATAGAATGAAAGCCAAGCGCAAGTCATTTAAGGCTCGTCATGGTAAAAATATTGCTAAAGGTAAAATGTCAGCTGCATACTGGGCTGATAAGGTCAAATGGTAATTTTTTTATAAATAAAGAATAATATTAAAGGAATGCAAAATGAAAAGCTTTAAAAAACATCTTAATGAAGCAAAAGACACTCATTGTTCTGATAAATGCTGCGGCGCTGATACCAAAGCTGAAGATTGTGATTGTTCTGCAGATTGCCCGCATTGTAACTGCAATTCAGTTAATGAAAAGGTTGGCACAGAATATACTCCACATTGGATGGTGCATCCTAAAACAGGTGAGAGAATTAGGGCTGAAAAAGAAGTTGACCATCATAGAATGAAAGCTATGGGTTATACCACAGAATCAGTGGAACCAGATTTAGATGAAGCGCTAACCAAGTGGGCAGGCGCAGATAAGAGAAAATCTTATTATACTTCTGTAAAGCATGCTTATAAACCAAAGCACACAAATACCGGTAATGATTCATATGATCCAAAAAAAGTAGAAACTCAAGCACATTTACAACACGCGCAGAACTTCCATGACAGAGAAACTGATAAAGGATATGATCGTTACCATACAACTCATCTTTCAGTGCCTCATCACGAAGCTCAAGTAGGACACTTACATAAAGCCATGAAGGCTAATGCTAAAGGCGATGAAGCTGGCTTAAAAAAGCATATGACGGCTTATCATCATGGCAATGAAAATCATAAAATTAACAAAACGGCTACTTACACGCATGCACACCATTTGCCTCATCACAGCAGTTCCAATGTAAATGAAACATTTGATCCTAAACATCCAAAGGTTATGGCTGCTCGTAAAGCGGTCAAAAATGGTACTTATAATGGTAATGTAGATAGAAATGGTAATGCCATTGTACACATTAAAGGTAAACCTCATACAGTAACTAAAGGCGATCCTGCTGCAAGACACGAATCAACAGAACAGCTTGATGAATTATCTCCTGCAACTTTAAAAAGCTATAAGAAAAAGTCATTAAAACAATACAAGCAATCAGCTAATAAAAGAATGGCTGGCGGCGGAGATTATGGATCAGCGACAAAGGCGGCGCAAGACAAGCATCAAAAGAGATTTGATAAGCGTCATAAAGGCATTGGTTCAGAAATTAAACGTACAACTGATGATGATATTCACTTAAAAGATCCAAAAGGTCTTGTAAGAAAAGATCCAAAAAGCAATTCTATGACTGGCAAACCAGCTCCTTATAAGTATAAACTTGGCGAAGATTTAGAATACGAAGAAATGAACGAAGCTATTATCGACATCATTAACGAAAATAATATTACCATAGAACAACTAGAAAATATGACTGAGGAAGAACTTCAGGAATTATTAGGTGCCACTGGTAAAGTTATTGGTGGAACAGCAAGGGCTGCATTTGCTGCGACAAGGCTTGCAGGAAGAGGCATTAAAGCAGTAGGAAAAGCCGCGTTGATGAATAAACAAGGTAATATTCGTGGCACGCAGAGGGCTAAAACAGACGCAGAAAAAGCTCAAAATGACAGACATCAGTCTACATTAGCTAAGATACAAGATAAAAGAAGAGATAATATCCATCAAAAACTTGCTATAAGAAAATCTAATAGATTAAAAAGAGATATAGACAGGGCTAAGGCTAAGCTGAAACAAACTCAGAATAAACCAAAACCAAAAATTTACTAAACCTCATTAAGGAGAACTACAATGGGATCATGGGCAAAACTAGATAACGCGGCATCAGCACCAAAATGGCTGTCTGCAACTGCATCTAATCCAAACAAATCAAACGACAAAGATAACGCGGTTTTCGTTTCAGACGAAGAAGCAGCATTAGCATCTAACCGAGCAAAAGGTCTTACAGGACCGGGTTGGTGGTCATATCACACAGCTAACAGCCGCCACTTTGCGGAATGTTTAGTACCAATGAAGGGCGGAACATGTGCAGACGCTACTGTTGGCGACTTAGGTGTTAGTGGTACAGGCGACGATGCAGTAGTTGCGGATACCTAATAAAAAATGATATTAACAGAATCAACCTTTCTGTTATTTGCTTCGAAGTATTACGACAATCCAAATTGTACCGATACCGTCGAATTTTATGAGGACTTGAAGAGATTTCAGTATTTACGTAAACTATTTGGTAGATACAAACAAGATAATGATTTGAAAGAAAGGCTGATTCTGAATCACTTGATCGTTATATATAATATCTTTGGACCAGAAGCAACTAACATGCTTTTTATGAAACTACATGAATACCACGAATTTTTAAAACCATTTGTGGTATATTTAAACTTTATGCCTAGTGTCGTTTCTTACGACGAATATGTCATACATAAAGATAGTATAGAATCAGATAAATACATTAGCGAACTGCTAAAAGGAATATAAACATGGTTGTAGATCTATTTATGGTATACCAATTTATTCGACGCCTAGCTACGCCGTTTGAAAAATGGCCTGCATATAAAGAAGGCATCATTGATAAAGATGGTAAAGTACTAATCAAATCAAAAGATTTAAATACTAAAAAACAGCGTGCCGCATGGCGTATCTTTGATCGTATGATTGCTAACCTGAAGAAATTACTCGCCAAAGTCCCAGGTGGTAGTTCAAAACTAGCATCATATGCAGCCGCTCTCTTTTTGATTAGAGAATATAAAGCATTTACTGATGAGGATATGTTTCTGAACGAAGATATTACTGATAACCAATTAGATGAATCATTAGAATTATTTTCTAGTAGTTATAACTATTATACCACACTTGCAGAGAATGTCAATAGAAAAAATGTAAATGAAGCATTCGGCAGAGCAAGATTTAAACAGCAGTTAGCAAAACGTGGAATGGACGTTGATAAACTCCATACTCAAAATGTTAAAGATGCTTTGGATGCCAAGAAAAGACGAGAAAGAGCATCATCTGATTTAAAATCATTTAGACAAAAGAATAACATTGATGCAAAACCAGAAATACAAGAAGAGCCAGTAAATAATGTTAGTGGTGGAAATATAGCTGGTATGGATGGCGGTCACATGTCTAAAGCAGGACAAAAGAAATGGACGTCAAGTAATAAGAGTTCAAAAAAGAAAAGACTAAGAGATATTATGGGAGACAATAAATGATTACTTTAGAACAATTTAGTGCAATGATTCCTTCAAATAAAGAACCAGAGCTTTGGTATGAAGCAGCGGTACCAATGTTTGAAAAATATGAAATCAATACAAATAATCGTATCGCTGGCTTTATGGCACAATGCGCGCATGAGTCATTAGACTTTACAAGATTAGTAGAAAACCTTAATTATTCAGAAAAGGCTTTGAACTCAGTGTTTGGCCGTTATTTTGGAAAAGGAAAACGTGATGCAAAAGAATATGCAAGAGACCAAGAAAAAATCGCAAACTACGTCTACCAAGATGAGTTTAGGTCCAAACGAGGTGCTTTGGGAAACGTCAATCCCGGCGATGGCTGGCTCTTTAGGGGTCGAGGTATCAAGCAGCTTACAGGAAGAAATAATTACACACAATTTGCAAACACAGTTGACTTAAGCGCCGAAGAAGCCGCGGAATATGTATCAACACCGACGGGTGCTATTGAGTCTGCTTGCTGGTTTTGGGCAACAAACAAATTAGAAAAGTTTGCTGACAAAGGTGATAACAAAGGTTTAACCAAAAAGATTAATGGTGGTACAATTGGATTAGCAGATCGTAACCGTCGTTGGGACGAAGCGTTAGCAATTCTTGGTGGTAAAGTACCTGCTCCTAAAACAAAGAAAACATCTACTTCTGTTCGTACTCTACGCAAGGGTATGCAAGGTGATGATGTTAAAAAGATGCAAAAAGCTATTGGTGTTGCTGCTGATGGTGATTTTGGATTTGGAACCCTTGTCGCTGTGAAAAAATGGCAAAATAGTAATGGTTTAGTTGCAGATGGTATTGTAGGCCCTTCTACTCAAGCTAAGATGTTTAAATAATTATAAATACAGTATAGAAATATTAAATCTAACAATAAGGAGATAGAAATGTCTTTAGAAAAAATTATCAAAGAAGCGTTGGATCAAAATCCATTGGAAATGAAAGACGCATTCGCAGAAGAAATGCAATCACGTATCGCTGCTGCTTTAGAAGAAAAATATAAATCTGCTATGGAAGAAGATTTAGAAGAAGCAAAAGACGACGATGATGAAGACGAAGATGAAGATGATGATGACGACGACGATGATGACAAAGACGACGATGATGATTCTGACTCGGACGATGCTAAAATCGGCGCTGACATGAAAAAACTAAACGCATCTTGTACAAAAACAGAAATGTACGGCAAGATGAAAGAAAAGTATGGCTGCGATAAAGCTAAATTTGAAGGCTTATATGCATCATATTGCTCAAAGTAATAGGGTGATAACATGGCGAAATTATATCTATTAATTATCGTATGCGGACTATTTGCAGGTATAGGATATGGCGCCAAACAGTACTACGATTGGTCTGAGGAAACGATAAGCGTTCTTCGGACCAATAACGTTAAACTGGTATCCGCAGCTGAAACATTACAAAATACTGTGGACACCATGGTTGCTGATGCACAACGTAACGAAACATTAAACCAAAATCTTACGAAACAATTAGCAGAGTCGCGTGAGTATTTAAATACATTGCGTAACAAGTTTGCTCGCATTGATTTAGATATGGAAGCTTTAACTGACCCTGTAGATTTAGAAGAAAGAGTACAGAATGCAGTTAACAGACTTATTGACGAAATCGCTAAAGATACTACTCCTCCTTCCGATGCTGATGATACTGACAGCGTGTCTGAGCCAGCCGGAACCGGTAGTAGTAACTCAGACTGAATATCAAAAACAAAACATTCCTATACAAGCAAGACCACCACTTGTTGATTTTCCACCAATGGAATGGATGATTATTACTGAAGATAACCTTGATGAAAAAGTAAATGAACTCAAATCAAAATCAGGTAACTTCGTAGTGTTTGCTGTTAGTTCAAAAGGTTATGAAAACCTTGCTATTGGAATCGGTGAATTGCGCCGATATATAAATGAACAAAAAGCGATAATTGTTTACTACGAAGAGGCTTTGGCAGATAAATAATACTGACAATTTATATTATTTCTAGTGTGATTAAATTATAATCATGGAGTTCGCCACTAGCCTCCGTTATCAAAAGGCATCAAAGGAATAATATCTTGGCATCAGAAAAAAATTGGGAAACCGATATTCGCTTGATTCAGAGCGATATTAAACAAATTCAAAAATTCTTTAACAAGGTTGAAACATCAATGGATGTTATGGTTGACCTTAGTAAGAACGTCGCAGTTCAATCTGAAGTGATCGCTTTTACAAAAGAAAAGCTCGAAGAAATTGAACGTACGGTTGACGAAACTAGACGTAATGAAGATTTACGTTTACAAGTATTGAGCGACAGGTTAGAAGAGTACAGACGGTCGTCACGTGGAGACCACGAAAAACTTGCACAACACAACGCTGAAAAACGAGCTATGAGTAATAAAGAAATACTTGAAAAGCTTGAAGTAATGGAGCGTGGTTTGCATTCTCGTATAAACGAACAAACAAAAAAGATTTCAACATTAGAAAACTGGCGTTACTATATTATGGGTGTAAGTGGTGTTATTATGTTTTTCTTTGCTAAATGGTCTTGGCCTGACGTTTTTGGTTGACATATAATTAAATCTGTGATATATTAAAATAACGGTTGACATTATTAGCTTTTATGTTATAATGTTTATATTCAATATGGAAAGTATATAATGGTAGATTTTGTTGATATTCAGTATGCTCAGATGTTATCTGGCAGACTCGATAATTTTAAAATACGTAACACAAATCCTTATAAAATTAATTTTCGGTGCCCTATTTGCGGTGACTCACAAAAGAGCCGATCTAAGGCCCGTGGATGGCTGTTGGAACGTGATAATAAGTTCTCCTACTATTGCCATAACTGCGGTGCCAGTCAGGGCTTCTCGTTCTTCCTAAAGGGCCAGGATCAGCAATTATACAACGATTATATTGCTGATAAGTTTGTAGGTAAAGCCAACAATACTATCAAAGATACCAAAGAAAAAGAGGTTGACGATAGTAAGTTTAAAACAAAAGCGCCTACATTTAATAAAACAAATCCCCTTTCCAAAATTAAAAAGATTAGTCAATTAAAGTTTGACCATCCAGTTAAACGTTATATTGAACAACGTAAAATACCTACGAGCCACCATTATCGTTTGTACTATGCTCCTAAGTTTAAAACATGGATCAACAGTATTATACCAGATAAATTCCCAAACTTTAAAAAAGATGAGCCACGTTTAATCATACCATTCCTTGATGAACATGGTAATTGCTTTGGTGTATCAGCTCGTGGATTTGATCCTGACGGAATTAGATATATAACTATATTGTTTGAAGAAAGGCCGAAGATTTTTGGTTTGGACAAAGTTGATTTCAGTCAGCCTTATTATATTGTTGAAGGTGCTATTGATAGTATGTTCCTTGAAAATGCTATCTCTATGAATGGTGCTGAAGGCAATGGTAACTCTGCAAGTGAAAATGCGATATACGTATTTGATGCAGAGCCACGTAATAAAGAAATTTGCGATCGTATGGAAAAAGTAATTAAAGCTGGTTATAAAGTTTGTATATGGCCAGAGAACGTTCCTGCGAAAGACATTAACGATATCTATATGAAAGGGTTTGATCCAGAAAAAATGATAGAAGAGAATATCTACCAAGGTTTGGTAGCTGAATTAAAATTTGCTAATTGGAGGAAATCGTGAACTTACTTAATTTAAAACCAGAATTAATAGAAACCATAATTAAAACACTTGAACCGTCAAAAGATAAAGAATGGCTTGAGCTACAGTTTAAAGAACAACAAACAGGTGGCGCATGGAAAGCCCGCCTCCGCGAACAAGGATACGTAATATGAAAGCTAGAC